CTTCTCTAATTATTTATTATATCTTGGTAACGGTGGCCAGATATAACTAAACCAACACCGGAAAGATAGGAAGTCACCCTGTATGAGTATGACAACAGAACAAGCTCTAGAAATCATCAATAAGAGCAAACAACCAGCTAACGAAACAGAAGTCTCATCAACAGAAGTTTCTAAATCACCTGAACCAACCGCCGATTCATCTGAAGATAAAGCTGCCAATGACAAAGCGGAGCCAACTGATACAAAGAACGATAAGGAAAGTGATGAGTCCAAATCTAGTAATGTAGAAGTTGAGAATAAAGAAGAGCCAAAGAAGGAAGAACCTAAACCTAGTGAACCTCCTTCTAAATTTCCTGAACTTTCTAAGCGTGATTATGCTTTCATTCGTGAGAAACAGAAACGCAAAGAACAGAAACAGAAATATGAAGCTCGTATTAAAGAACTTGAAGAAGAACTTGAACGAAAGAAAGGATTAGACTATGAACACTTTACTAATCAAGATGGTACACCCGACCCAAGAGCATATGTAAATTGGAAATTCAAAGAAAGGGATATGCAGGATGAAATCCAAAGAATCCGACAAATGAATGACCAAGAACAGTACAATTATGAATTGGAAAGAGATAAGATCATCACAGAACGCTGTTTCCCAAATCCACAAGATTTGCAAGATTACAATCAAATGATAGCAAGTAAAGGTAAAGCATTTGCGGAAGCAGTACGTGAGAAAGATCCAAATGGTGTAGTATTCAAATACCTTGAATCTCTAAATGATTATCCAATAGTCATTAAAGAGCTTATGGATTTGGAGAAGAATCCAAGATTATTGTCTAGAGTATTCAGAAGTACTGATCCAGATTCCTTAAAGAGAAACATTGCTACAGTAGCAGATGAAATCCTTGAGAATCATTATCGTCCACAAGTTCAAACACAAGTTCAACCTGAATCTAAACCTGCTATTCCTGTCATTGGAAAGCAAATAACAAACAATACAACAACAGTTGAACCTAAAGTTAAAGATAGAAACTGGTGGAACAACTATTTGAAAGATCATCCAAGAGGATGATAAGGAGTAAATTAATATGCCTACAAATAATGCATTTGAAACAAACAAGCTCACTGACCTTGTGAACGTCCGTGCTGCTGAAGTTGCTGGTTATTTGACCGTTGGTTCTAAACCCTATTTCGCTGATCAGCTAGTTGGTAAGCGTAACGGTGAAGAATATGGTTTCGTAATCCGTGATGCTGGTAAGTATGTTCGTGGTAAAGACATTACTGGTCAGTCTTCTAACCTCATTGAACGCAAAGTAACAAAGAAAGTAGAAGTTGGTAACGTCATGATTGACACCGACTTCGTTGAAGCTGTTACTGATGTAAACTGGGATAAGGAAATTGCTATCCCCAATGGTAAAGCTCTTATTGAAGGCCTTACTCAGGATGTAATTGATTCTGACATTGGTCGTGCCAATACTGCTTTCGTTGGTGCTGGTTGGATGCCTCTCACAAAGGCTAATGGATTCCTTCGTTCTATTTCTAGTGAATCTCGTTATGGATTCCTTGATCCTATGATTGAATCTATCCTTCCTGCTGGTGGTCCTTCTTTCACTCCAGTTGCTAACAATGATCCTCTCTATAACAAGGGTGAATTGAAGACATTGGGTGGAACAGAGTATCGTGAACAACAGTTCTTGCCTTCCTTCGAAATCTCCGCAGATCTCGCTGGTGAATTGGCTTCTGCTACTGTTACCTCTTATACACCTGGTGTTTCTGCTGACACTATCGTATTGAATGGTGTAACCGAAACAATCCCACAGGGTACTCCTCTCTTTATTGAAGATGTTTATGCTACCAACTTGATTGGTAATAAGACTTCTTCTCTCAAGGCATTCATTGCTATTGAGGATGCTACTGCTGGTTCTGTTAAGGTTCGTCCAGTTGACTTTGAAGGTCAGGGAACCAAAGAAGCTTGCTTGAAGGACGGTTCTACAATTGCTGTATCCGGTCTTGCTAACAAGAAACTTGCTAACCCAATTAAAGAAGGTCTATACTACACTGGTATCGTCCGTCTTGATGGTGTTATGGAATTTGATACCCTTAAGAAACAGGATTGGTCTAACGCCGACTTGACTTCTAGCGGTATTGAAGGTATCACTGTTCACTGTGCTCGTGCAGTAAATGTTGAAGCCGGTACCAATAAGACTCGTTGGGCTGTAGCTGCTCTTGCTGGTGTAGTTGAACCTCGTGGTGTAGCTTATGTCTGCATCAAGGATTCTCTACCCAACCAGGTAGTAGTAATGTAATTCAAACTTACATTATAATATAAATGAAGGTGGGGAAGTTCCCACCTTCTTTCTTTATATCTTAACGATTGGTTGTTCAAATAGTTTAATATATTGTTCTAAATTATTCTCAAGCCATCGCTTATTTAAGTATTCATATTGGTATTCTATTATCTCTTGATAGTGTTCATTACATTGATTCATAGCATATTCAATCTGTTTAGCAGTTGCTCTAACTGGGATCTTCTGTAATTCATGAGCAAAGTGATAAGGACTATTATCAAAGTCTGTTACTAATGCTACTCTACCAACTGCACAACTTTCTAAGTATTTCAAATCACTCTTACATTTATTAAAGTAATTATCTGCTAATGGGGCAATAATGAATCTGTTCTGTGATGCAATACCATAGAAGTTATGAGCATAACAGTTCATATCTACCCAATCATATACTTTAGTAGGTTTAATAAACCAAGGACAAATTCCCATTATATTGACTTCTTTATTATGTAAGAACTTATCCCATTCTTCTGTAAAGTCACCATAGATCTTCAACTGATTACTAAAGTGAGTTGGACTACCAGCATATAATATACTATTTGTTGTTGGTGGATTTATACGAGGATAGTTCCATTTGAATCTTGGTAACATATTTGGTATTACAATAATCTTACTAGCTGGAATAAATTCTGATAAACTTTCTTTCAATGTTTCAGTAGAAACTGTAGCAAGATCCAATAGTTCATTTAATTTATCTTTCATTGAAGCTTTATTATCTCTCCAATTTACGGCAGTCAAATTATATTTGGGAAGTTCATTCCAAACATCATCATCATAATCTGCAATGAATTTAGCTTTAGAAGCTTTCTTAACGGCTAACAAAGTTTCTATATTCTTTGTTCCAGCAACTCTTTGTGTAAAGATTATATCTTGACCGTAATTATGGAAACTACCTGGTGGTGAGATTGTTATCTTATAATCTTTATATAGTAAATCAGCTATATTCTTAACCCTATACATTCCACATGCGAAAGGATCCATTGGAACGAAATTGATCTTTAATTCTTTATTCATTATTCTTTATCCTTATTATTAACTTTATGTGTACAAGATTCATATAGATAATCATCTAATTCACTAATACAATGTTCAATTATTGCTTTGCGTTTCTTATAATCGTCTATCTTATCTGTATAATAATGACATGCACTGGTATATCCAATCCTATATGCAAATGAGTACAGTTTACCCTTATTTGGGTCAAATTTCATAAGTCCTGTCAATAGTTCCAAAGTTTGATAATCTGTCATTTCTTCTCTTTCAATAATTGGTTTATTCTTGAATTTGGGTCCCTCTTGAACAATGTAGGAAATTGTAAGTATATAAATGCCATATCTATCATTCTCAGATTCTGTGAGTTTCTTACCTTTCTGTAATTTCCTAACTAATCCTTCAAAGTCTTCCAAATCTAAGTCATAGTATTTACAATAGTTTGGATCTGTATATCTTATATCTGTATATCTCTTTCTATGTGGATCTTTCCATTTGTATATTTGCATATTAAACCTCTATATTACTATTTATACAACTAATTATTAGAGAAACATAAATCATACGGCTATGCCTTGGAGCAAGGAGATTATATGATTAACGATTTAGATATAAGCCAATGGGCTTATTTGTTGAATCCTACCTTTCAATTTGTAAATACCGCTGGTAAACCACTAACTGATGGGTGGATGGAAGTTTATATACACGGTCTAGGTGATAAGTATTATTGTGCATCAGATTTCAATGGAACATTACATCCATTTAAGATACCCCTAGATAGTTTAGGTTCAAATATAGTTCTAGCAGATCCAGAACAAGCTTATGACATTTATGTCTATAATAAGTTTGGTTCTCTTATAATGTCTAGATATAATGTTTCACCAGTTGGAGCCGGTGGTGGAAGTTCTGTATTAAATATAGTAATTAAATCTGAAGATGGTACTGTAGATGTATATTCAGATGGAACTGGAAACTTTGATTTAAGTATAGAAGATACAGTTGATAGAGTAGAAAGATTAGAAACTTTAGTTTCTGGTGTATCTGGTACATCTGATTATTCAATAGTACATGGAACAAAGGATAATAGTAACTTCTTCCTTACAGATGATGGTACAGATGGTATTGACTTTACAAATGATAACTATGGATGGAAACTTGAATCTGGACATATTTATCAGTTTAACTTTAATACAAAGTTTGAAACTGGGGAGAATAATCGTTATGTCAGTGGTAAGATTTATTTGGAAGGTCCTGGAACTGTTAGTCAAGAGTGGCAGTTTGACATTGATGATAGTTATATTCATTCTGAATCTATTAATGGCTCTACAGTTATTGTTACACCTAGTAACCTCGCTTATTATGAATTAAAGCCTAAATTTGATTGGAATGAAGCATATGAATCTGCTCCAATAGTTTCATTAAATAAAGCAAGTATAGTTGATGTTACTTCTATTATAAACAATACCATATCTGGTGTATCTCTTTATAATGCTGGTACAGGTATTATTATAGATGAATCTAAGACTATTTCTGTTGATACAGATTTGATACCAACTGTTTCTGCTGTATCTGGAATGATTGATGATGCAATAGCAAATATACCTGAAACAGCTACTGCAACATTAACTCTTAGAACTCCAACAAATAAAGAAGGTGAATATGTTAGTCTTGGTAATTATCTACCAACAGGTCCAGATAAGACCATAGATATACCTAAAGAAGTTTATACTTTCATTATCAATAGTCCAAATACATATTATAATGATGTTATAGGAGCTTACTTAAATAATAAGGAAGTAATTGCTATTGAAATTGAATCTTGGTATGCTTCTGGTCAACAGTATCAGAATGTATATCAGAACTTTGCACAGAAACAGTATTGGGGTAATCCTACTTTCTATGATGGTGGATATGTAAACTTTACAAGATTTGATGTTGATAAGAATGAACTTGTTACTTGGAAATGCGAACCTCAAACACCAGGTAGTACTGGTGGTGCTGCTAAATGGACAAAGACAGTTACAGAATTGGGAACAGGTGGCCTATTTGTAGCAGAATATAATGTAACAACATATCAAGAAATTGATGAAGCTTTCAAATCTGGTAAGACAGTTATTGTCAAACGTAGAGAATCACCTACATCTGCAGTAACAGATTATTATCAACTTTGTGAATATAGAGAATATGAACAAGATCCAAGCTTTAATGCTTATTATTTCTCTTATCTATATGGATGGAGTTCTGAATATGTTTATTGTTTCCCTTCTAACTGGGGTAGAAGTACATTCAATCTTGCAACTTGGGAACATGTAAATAATGTTGTATCTGAAGCAGTATCTGGTTTAGCTACAGAAGAATATGTAGACAATGCTATTGCTAGTGCAGCATCTGGTCTTAAAGAAATTTGCTATATTGATTATCCAACAAC